TGCTAAAGAAGCAATGAACTCTATTAAATACAACACCACAACAGCTAGAGAACAGGAAGCTACAAAACAACTATTTCAAAATACAATGAATGCGTCACAGCTTAAAGGTGAGGGTGGAATTAGTAAGATCGGAGTTCTCAACATGATTAAAAACTTTGTTCAGGCAAGAGATCGTTCAATGTCAGCAAAAGATGCTGAACAACTGGCAAGATTAGTAATTGAAAAAGATTATAAGGTAGTACAACAGGCATTAATAGATGAATCTAAAATACCTAATGTTGTTGCTCTGATTGACTCATTAATATATGGTGGCTCAAGAATAACTGCGTCAGGTAGTGCTAAACTGGGTGGTGAAGAAATCGAGAGAGAAAAACTAAGTTCTAGTGGACTTATGGAATACGTTGAGGGTGCTGTTAGTAACACCATTGGTAATTTAATGCAGAATAATTAGAGGTTAAGATGGCAAATACAGAATTAAAAGCAATGACTGAAAAAGAGATTCAAGAGATTGGATCAGATGCTTTAAAAAGTGCTATTAGTTTTGTAGAAAGTGAAATAGCAGATGAAAGGATCAGATCACAGCGATATTTCGAGGGTGAGGTCGATATAGGCGAAGAGGATGGCAGATCAAAAATTGTGTCAACCAAAGTGCGTGACACGATCAGGGCGATCAAGCCTAGTCTGATGCGTGTTTTCCTATCTTCAGAGAACGCTGTAGAGTTCGTTCCGACAAGCCAAGAGGACGTAAAAGGTGCTGAACAGGCTACTAAATATGCGAATTATCGCTTCAATGAGCTTAATGGATACACACTTTTAAGCAATGTAATACACGATGCCCTAGTTAAAAAAACAGGCATATTGAAAGTTTGGTGGGAAGATAACACAGAAGCTGAGACATTCAGCTTTTCAAATGTAACTGATGAGGAGATGTCTGCTATCGTTAATGAGCAAGATGCGACAGTTATAGAACACTCCACAGAAATGCAACTTGGTGATGAGGGTATAGAAATTCCTAAACACTCATTGAAAATTAGTTACAAAAAAGAGAATGGTAAGCTCAAAATTGAGGCTGTACCACCTGAAGAATTTCTAGTGGATCGTAATGCCAAGAGTGTTGACGATGCTTACATTGTCGCTCATAGAACAGAATTGCGTGTTAGTGATCTTGTACAGATGGGTTACGACTATGAAAAAGTTTCAACTTTATCAGGTCTATCCTCTGATGACTCCTATGTAGACTCAGAAGCTTTTGAACGACAAGGCTACGAACAGGATGACGAAGAAAATACACAAGACATTAGTATGAAAAAAGTCGCTGTAACTGAAGCTTATATGAAGATGGACAAGGAAGGCACAGGCATTGCACAGATGTATAGACTACTGATGGCAGGTGGTGAGAATGAACTTTTGGAGTGCGAACCATTTGGTGAAGTTCCATTTGCTGTTTTTGAAATTGATCCTGAACCTCATACATTCTTTGGTAGAAGTGTAGCTGATCTAATTATGAACGATCAGGACTCATCTACTGCAATGCTCAGAGGTCTGATGGACAATGTAGCCTTAACTAACTCCCCAAGACAGGGTTATGTACAAGGACAGGTCAATGTAGATGATCTAATGAACAATGAGATTGGAGGACTTGTAAGATTGAAATCTCCTCAAGCTCTAGTAGACATTGCTACTCCTTTTGTTGCAGGTCAAGTTTTAGATGCAATTCAATACATGGACATGACTGTAGAATCGAAGACAGGAGTCTCTAAAGCTTCTCAAGGACTTGATCCTGATGCCTTACAAAATACTTCAGCAACTGCGGCACGACTACAAGCTCAACAAGGATCAGCTCAGATAGAGGTTATGGCTCGAAATATTGCAGAGGGTGGCATGAAGCGTTTATTTAAGCTAATGCTAAACCTATTAGTAGAAAATAGCTGTGAAGAGACAATGATGCGACTACATGGTGAGTTTGTTCCTGTTGATCCACGATCTTGGAACACAGCGATGGACGTAACGATCAATGTAGGTCTAGGAACTGGCAGAGAAGAGACAAGGACTATGGCACTAGGACAAGCTCTTTCAATGCAGATGCAGATATGGTCTACTTATGGATCATCAAATGGTTTAGTGACGATGACAGGTATCAGGAATACTCTAGGAGATATGTTGGCTCTTGCAGGTATTAAGAATGTCGATAGATACTTTAATCCAATGACTCCTGAAATGGAACAGCAGTTAATTCAACAGCAACAGTTACAAGCACAAGAGAATCCACAGTTATCTGATGCAGAAGCGATTGTACAAGCAGAACAATACAAAGCTGATAAGAAAGCTGATATGGATATGATGAAGATACAGATTGATGCACAGAAAGCTATTGCAGTAGATGACAGAGAACGAGATGCTCAAGATCAAGAATTGCTTGTTAAAGCCGCTGAGATACTAGGTAAATATGGAACATCAGTCGATGTAGCACAGATTAAATTAGAACAAGATAAGGCTAGATATCCACAAGAAACACCTGCAAAAGCAGTAGAGGGAGGTAGATTCTAGTGGCTAAACAACTTTCAATAGTAGAAAAATCTGCTAAGATGAGAACATTACAGGCTGATGATACGTTTAAATTAGCCTTAAAAGAGATTACAGAACAGCAAGTTGCTGTTTTTGTAAATGCTGATTCCACAGGGGAACAGCGAGAGGAAGCACATAACATAATTTGTGCTTTAAGGAAGATCGAGGATTACTTCGACTCTGTTTATACAGATGAAGCAATGCATGATCGTAAACTTAAAAAATAGGAGACAGCATCGTGGCAGAAGACACAACTGAACCTAAAATCAGCACCATAGAGGATGCTGTAGAGAGCATTGTTGCTCCAAGTGAAGAACCAACTGAAGAAGTTTTAGAAGCTCAGGAAACAGAAGAAATATCTGCTGAACCTGAAACTGAAGAAGTTGAAGAGGAGGAAGTAGAAGCTTCCTCTGAGGATGACGAAGACCTTATAGATGAGCCAAGTCAAGAAGAGCCTAACGTAGAGCTTTACTCTGTCAAAGTAGATGGACAGGAAGCTCAGGTAACCTTAGATGACTTAAAGCAAGGCTATTCAGGACAGAAATACGTCCAACAGGGTATGCAAGACGTTGCCGCTAAAAGAAAAGAGGCAGAAGACGTTTATACAGCTCTGAATAATGAACGACAGCAAATGGCTGAGTTATATCAATCGCTACAAAATGGAGGTTTAGCACAACCACCTGAAAAACCTACGAAAGAGCTTTTTGAAGCTGATCCAATAGGATACATGAAGCAAAATCTTGAGTATGAGGAGCAGAAGGGTGCTTACGATCAGCAAATGGCACAACTCCAACAAGTTTCACAGCAAAATAGTGAAGCTTCGCAGAACGCTCAAAAAGCTTATCTAACAGAACAGATGCAAATACTCCAAAGAGATATCCCTGAATTTGCCGACTCCGTTAAAGGAGGCAAATTAAAGGATCAGTTAGTAAGCGTTGGATCAAATCATTATGGTTATACAAATGAAGAGATATCCAATATTACTGACGCTAGAGCGATTAAAGTTCTTAATGATGCTATGAAGTATCAGGATATTATTTCAGGTAAGACAAAGGCTAAAGTGAAAACTCAGTCTGCGAGACCTGTTTTAAAACCCGGAGCTAAAAAGACAGCTACGCCAAATGCCAAAGTTCGTTCACGCCAAAAGGCAAAACTAAGGGAAACTGGTAGCATCGATGATGCAATCGGTTTAATTATGCAAAATTAATGGAGAAATATTATGGCACAGCCAAGTAATACTTTCGACAGTTATGATGCAAAAGGTATTCGTGAGGACTTGGAGAATGTTATTTATGACATATCCCCTGAAGAAACACCTTTCTACTCAAGCTCGAAGAAAGTAACAGCAACAAATACATACCATGAGTGGCAGACAGATGCATTAAGAGCATCAGCCGCCAATGCCCATATAGAGGGTGACGCAACAACAGCAGAAGCTAGAGTTGCGACCACTCGTTTGGGTAATTACACACAAATCTTTAAAAATGCGGTGGTTATCCCCGATACCGACAAAGGCTTAGACAAAGCAGGTCGTGCATCAGAGATGGCATATCAGACTTTGAAGATTGCCAAGGAGCAAAAACTCGACATCGAGAAGGCACTCTTTGATAACAACAAAAGAGAAGCAGGTTCAGCATCTGCGGCTCGTGAATTAGCAGGAGCACCATGTTGGTTTACTTCTACTATTCAAAACAAGGGTTCAGGTGGAGCACATGCCGCAGGAACAGGAGCTGATGCTCGTACAGATGGAACGCAATCTGCGTTGACTCAAGCTAAATTCGATGCGGCTATGCAGTCCATTTGGGAGAAGGGTGGTAAACCTGATACTGTTTATCTGAGTGCTTTTCAGATGAATGTAGCATTAGCGTTCACAGGTAATAACAACCAAAGATCAACTGTTCAAGCAGGTGATGAGAAAGTTGTTAAGTCTTTGGACATTTATGTGACTCCTTGGGGAACTATTGAGTTCATGCCTACAAGGGAGAATCGTTCTCGTGATCTATACATCATGCAGAATGACATGTGGGCAGTAGGTGTTCTTAGAGGTACTAAGAATGTTGAACTAGCCAAAACTGGTGATAATTCAACTCGTCAAGTGGTGACTGAGTTGACTCTTATTTCAAAAAATGAGAAGGCATCAGGAATGGTTGTAGACTTGTCTACTTCGTAATGAGGTAGAATAGCGATGTGGGGAGTCCTCCTTAATGCTCCCCACACTTTTAAGGTAGAATATGAAAATTAAAGAACAAGTACATCACGACACAAAAAATGATAAGATAATTGTCGAGAGTACATACGATAACAACCCTGCTCTTGAAAGGGCAGATCAGCTCAGACGAGCAAAGGTTGGTATAACTGGTGATAATAAGCTAGTTGGAACGATACCGATTCATGTCATCAAGATGTGGTGTGATGAAGCAGGTATCAAATGGGGTGATGTTCAAGCTCGTAAGGAGGTCGTTAAGAGAAAGATTCTTAGTGGCGATTTTGATAAACTCCGAGTATGGAAAGGAACTTTTTAATAATGGAGAGTAATAATGGCTGATACAACAACTTCAACATACTCCTTGACTAAGCCGGAAGTAGGTGCATCGGCTGATACTTGGGGCACGAAGCTTAATACAAACTTAGATACAATTGACAACCTGTTAGATGGTGGAGCACAAATTTCACCTGATCTAACAGATTTAGAAATAGATGGCACAGTAGTAACAGCAACACCTGCTGAATTAAACTATGTAGATGGTGTTACAAGTGCTATTCAAACACAACTCAACGCTATAACAGCTAACGATTGGGTGGTAACAGCAAGAATAGCTGATGATAATATAACAAATGCTTTAATGGCGGCAGATGCAATCACAGGTGCAGAACTCGCTGATAACGCTTGTAATAGTGAACACTATACTGATGGAAGTATTGACCACGTTCACCTAGCGGCAGACTGTATCGATGGAGACAACATACAAGACGATGTTATCAATAGTGAACACATAGCGGCAGATTCTATAGATGCAGAACACTATGCGGCTGGTTCAGTTGATGCTACAGCTATAGGTAATGATGTTGTTAACAGTCAACACTATGCTGATGGCTCTATTGATACAGCACACATTGGAGCTAACCAAGTAACAGGTGATAAACAAGCCAATGATAGGAGGTCTACAAGTACAACAGATGATATTTATGATGGTAATACTCACGATTATCTACACTATGATGGTGATGTTGGTATAAGGTTCTATACTGCAAACGCAGAAGAAATGCGTTTAGAAGATGATGGTGACTTACACGTTGATGGTGACGTAATTGCATTCTCAACTACAGTCTCAGATGCAACACTTAAGTATGACATTAACCCTATTGACCACGCTTTGGACAAAATAGCTCAACTCACAGGTGTTACATACAAGTACCTTAAAGATGGCATGGAGTCAGCAGGTCTACTAGCACAGGATGTAGAAAAGGTTATGCCTTGTGCAGTAACAGAAAGAAAATTACCTATGCACAAAGATGATGGCAAAATGTATAAGACACTAAATTATGACAATCTACACGCTTTATTGATTGAATCTATTAAGGAACTTACTGCGAAAGTAGAAAAACTGGAGAAAAAATAATGGCATTACAAGGTAGTGGAATGATAAAACTGAGTGAGATAGCTACTGAGTTTGGTGGTTCAGCACCTCATGCTTTAAGTGAATATTATGATGCGGCTTCAGGTGTTCCTGCTTCAGGAGAATTGCAATTAGCGGCAGACTTTTATGGTAAAGCTAATTACGCTCCTATAAGTGCTAGTGGTGGTTCTGTATCTACTTCAGGTAACTACACCTTCCATAGATTTAATTCATCAGGCACGTTTACTGTCAGTTCAGTAGCAGGAGGTGCGGCAGACAATACAGTTGATTTCATGACAGTAGCAGGAGGAGGCTGTGGTGGTAGACGATACCATGGAACTGGTGGTGGAGCAGGAGGTATGATTACTGGTAATTTTGAAGCTTCAGCTCAAGGATATTCAGTCGGTATTGGTGGTGGAGGTAGTGGACAAAACTCAAATGGTAGCAATACTACTGTTACTGGTCGTACAACTTGTATCGGTGGTGGACATGGAATGTGGCAACAAAGTCAAAGCTGTGGAAGTGGTGGCTCAGGCGGTGGAGGAGGCTGTGGGGGTACATCAGGACAAGGAAACTCAGGTGCAGGTGGTTTAAGTTCAGCAGGTGGTGGTAAAAACGGAACTGGTTCAGGTGCAGGACAAGCATGGAATAGTCAAGGCACTTTCGCAGGTGGTGGAAATGGAGCAAGTCACTATACTGGTGGAGCATCAGGAAGTGGACAGTCAGGTGGTGGAAATGGCGGTCCGGGTGGAAATGGATCAGCTAATTCAGGTGCAGGTGGAGGTGGATCAGAACGAGGCAACTCAGGTGGTTGGTCAGGAACATCAGGTGGCTCAGGTGGCTCAGGTTGCGTTATCTTTAGATTTAAACATCAAAACTAGGAGTATATATGGCACACTTTGCAGAATTAGATGGAAGCAACGTAGTATTGAGAGTTATGGTGATTGACAATGCTGATTGCTTAGATGACGATGACAAAGAGTCAGAAGCTGTTGGTGTTGCTTTCTGTGATGCTTTCTTTGGTGGTGGTACTTGGAAGCAAACATCATACAATAATAACATGAGGAAACAATATGCAGGACTTGGGTACACTTATGATGCTTCTAAGGATATGTTTATAGAGCCAAAACCTTTTGCGTCATGGACACTAGATGGTAGTGGTGATTGGCAACCTCCTATAGCCTTTCCTAGCGATTCAGGTGCAACTGTTAATGATGGTTCTATGAAAGGAAAATCCTATAAATGGGATGAAGATGCTTACCAAGCTGATAACTCAACTGGATGGGTAGAAATCGAGTAAGATAATTAGTTAGACTTCTCAGGAGGGAGAAGATGAAAAAACAATATTACTTCTTATCAGGACTACCTCGTGCCGGAAACACGCTGTTAGGATCGTTAATAAATCAAAACCCTAATGTATGCTTAACTGCTCACTCTGTAGTGGCTGATATTCTATGGGAACTAGAATTAATTAAGAAAGGTCAAACTTTTCTTAACTTTCCTGATTCAAAATCTTTTGAAAATGTAACTAAGAATGTATTTAAAAATTACTTTTCTAAGCATCAAGCTAACAAAATTATAGACAGAGGTCATTGGGGAACACCTGCAAACATGGATCAGATAAAAAAGAATGTAACTAAAAACCCCAAATTTATTATTTTGTATAGACCTATCGTAGAATGCCTAGCTTCTTTTGTAAAGGTAGGTGAGCCTCTTAGAGGTAGAGAATTACTAGAACATTACTTACCTGACGATTCTTTCATGGGTATGGCAAGAATGGCAATAAAAAATATCATAGTGCAAGAAGAAGACTATATTTTTGTTACTTACAAAGACTTAGCTACACAACCTGTAGATACAATTAAAAAAATATTTGAATTTATTGAAGAAGATTACATTCCTATACAAACTACAGGCTTAAAACAAATGCAGATCAACAATATTGCTTATGATGATTCTGTTCTAACTTATGAAGCACATACTATAACAACAGACTCTATTCAATATGAAAAGATAAAAGTAGAGGATTATTTGAGTGAATGGGTGATAGAAGAAGCTATAAAGTTTGATACTATTATGGATTATGTATGAACGGATTAATACATGAAATTTTTAGAGTTCCTATTTATGAAACACAGTTAAACTTAGATAGTAAAAAACTTTTAACTATATGTACAAAGTTTAGTGAAAATCACGAATCACGAGAAAAGAGTAATTTTGGTGGTTATCAAGCTGTCTTTACATCTCAACACAATGAAGTTAAACAATTGATGAACGATATTCAAGCTCATGCACAAGGTTTTTCTGAAACTTTTCTTGGTAATAAG